GGTGAAAACTACATCGGTCTTATCGAAGAGATGTCTTTCATCAACCGTACCCCAACCGATAAGCGATTCTCCGGCTACGGAGGCTTACTCCTAATAACTATCCGGAGTGTTTAATGACAGCGCAAGACTATGCAACTATAGCCGTAGCAGTATGCACAATCATTGGTGGCTTTGCCACCGCAGTGCGCTGGTTAGTTAAGCATTACCTCAATGAACTTAAACCCAATTCTGGCAGCAGTCTCAAAGACTCTGTCATTAGGTTAGAACAAAAAGTAGAAATCCTATATCAGATAATGATTAAAGAAGGAAAGAGATGAGTGATGAAACCTGTTGTAAAGAGAGCAACACCTGCTGCAATAGCAGTCCTACGCCAGGCCACAGCGATAGCACCCTTTCGTATGAAAGCATCAGATGGACTCCTGCCATCAAAAGCGCATTTACAACAGAGTCCCAACTCTGACCACAACACAGGCTACGCAGCAGACCTAACACACGACAAGTTAGGTGGCATTGATTGCTACCTGATATTTCAGAAGCTACAAGATGACCCACGTGTGAGCTACTTAATCTTTCAAGGAAAGATCTGGTCAAAAGAAAAGGGACTACGCGAGTACACAGGTTCCAACAAACACACCAAGCATCTTCATATCTCTATTAAAGAAGGATATGGAAATGATAGATCTCCTTGGTTCCCTTGGTTGGGTAAACCAAAGAAGATAAATAAAGTAAAGGCTGCAGTAAAACCTCTACCCAAGAAGAAGGAAAATAAATGAAACTAAAGATAACTAAGAAGCACAAGGCAATTGCTAAGTCATACATCCGTGCTGTGCTAGGTGCTGCTGTTGCTATGGGCATCACACTGCTAACAGATCTATCACCAGAGTATGCAGTCCTAGTTGGTGCTATTGCTGCTCCTGCAATTAAGTGGGCAGACAAGACAGAAACAGAGTTCGGAAGAGTATTAGAAGAAGTTTAATCTTTATCTAATAAGCGCGAGGCAACATAGAGGCTCCATCCCTTCGGGGATGGGGCTTCTTTTTTTATGCCGTTTTACTCTGCGTCAACTGAGCAGGGTACGGTAACCAAGTTGCCACAAGAAACACAGGTAGCATCAAGGAAGTACCAAACTATCTCGTAGTCTTCAAAGGCGCACATAACGTTAAAGACCTGAGACCCACACGGACACACGTGAATCGGTCCAAGCTGTCTTAAATCGCTCCCAAAAGGCTCAGGAAGGGTATCGTGGCTGCGTCTGAAGAACTGCAGGGTGAGTAGACGGAGCAGGCGGTTGTCTGTACCATACCTACCAGTGCGCCCCTTTAGGGCGCCCACCTGTTTAATTCGCCTCACGGCTCATATTGTAACGACAGCTAGTGTGTCAGCCTGAGCGACACGCCGTTAGGTGTTATGATATATCTATGACAACTATCGTAGGTATACAAGGACTTGACTATGCACTGCTCGTTGCAGACTCGCAGATAACAGAAGATAATCTCGTGACCTTAGCTGTATCTACACCGAAGATTGTTTCGGTCGGTAAGTTTCTTCTCGGTATCTCAGGTGATACACGACCAGGTGACATACTTTCCTACAACTGGAAGCCACCCACATATCGTGGTGATGATCCTGTGCAGTTTATGGGAAAGAAAGTTATACCCAGTTTAATCACAGCCTTTAATGACAACAACTACGACTTCAATAAGGTGGACAAAGATGGCGGTTTTGATTACATCCTTGCTTTTAACGGTAACATCTTTCGTGTTGCTTGTGATCTCTCTTTTTTCCAAGCAGATAACGGAGCGTATGGCATTGGTAGCGGTGGGCAGTTTGCTCTTGGCTACCTTACTTCAGTTATCAAACCTGATATTGAACTAGCCTACGCAAAGCGACACGCCCGTAAGGCCGTTGAGATTGCTTCGGTTCTTGACGCCAATACAGGTAAGCCTTTACAGTTGGTGGTACAAGAACGGTTCTAGGAGGAGCTATGGAGATGACACTTAAATATGCTTTGAATGAAGCATTAGAAACCGGCAGGCTTAGTGCTATGCCAGAGTTTCTTGAGAAAGAATTAAAAGAAAAACTTAGACAACATATAGAACAACGTGCAACTGTTTACTACGGTGTATTAGAACGCAAGGAAGTTGCATCTACTAGCTGTCCTGTATGCAAAGAGGATTTTCCAAACTATGAGTATACACGTGGGATGCTTACAGCATTTAGTCAGATGATGGATATGTTAAATGGTAACTGATCCTAAGGATTTACTACTTACTGCACTGCGTGCAGGAGATGCAAAACGTTCACGATCTACACAGGTACAGATAGGTCCATCAGAAGTAGGTGGCTGTCGCCGTAAGGTTTGGTACAGACTTAACAACCAACCTGAAACAAATGATAACGAATTAAAACTTGCTGCAATTATGGGTACTGCCATACACGCAGAGATTGAAAGAGCGTTACAAGATAACAAAGATGTAATGATTGAAACTGCTGTTGAATACAACGGAATGAAAGCACACATTGACTGCTTTGTGCCAGGCACTGGTGATGTGATTGACTGGAAGACAAGTAAGGTGCGTAACCTTTCTTACTTCCCATCAACACAGCAACGGTGGCAGGTGCAGCTGTATGGCTATCTCCTAGCTAAGAACGGCTATGCGGTCAACCGAGTATCTCTAGTGGCTATCGCTAGAGATGGTGACGAACGGGACGTCAAAGTTCATACTGAGAACTATGATGAAGCCATCGCTCTTGAAGCACTCGGTTGGCTAGCGGCTGTTAAAGAAGCAAAGGAAGTACCAGCACCCGAGAAGGATGCAAGTTACTGTCAGCACTACTGCAAGTTCTATGACGCAAGTGGGCAGATGGGATGCGTTGGTCTAAAAAAAGAACTTACGTCAGTCAGTGATGTAATCATTGATGACGTAGATGTTGACAAGAATGCACTGTTGTACTTACAGTTAGCAGCGCAGATCAAAGAGTTAGAAAAGCAACAAGACTCATTAAAGACTAGCTTTGAAGGACTGCTTGGTGTAACACCTAGCGGTATCGAAGTAAGTTGGACAACTGTTAAGGGACGAGAATCTGTTGACAGTACTGAGGTAGAAAAACTATTAGGGTTTGTCCCTAAGAAAGTTGGTCCTGAAAGTCAGAGACTAACTGTTAAGCAAAGTGGAGGAAAGTAAATGGCAGCAGAAACAACAAAGTACCAGATCAATTTCAAGACACACAAAGACGGTACTTTAATTAACATCTATGCAGACAGCATCAGAGAATTAGAAACACAGATCACAGACATCTCAATGATCTCTGCGTTGATTAAGTCAACAGAGGCAGAGCTTTACACAGGTGCACGTAACGTTGCATCAGCACCTTCAGTTGAATCAGTTGCTCAGGCATTTGGTGCAACACCAGTTGTTACCCCGGCACCAGCTGCTGCACCAAGCGGTGGTAACAGCTGCCGTCACGGAGTGATGACATACCGTGAAGGTGTCAATGCTCAGGGCAAGCCTTGGAAGGGATACTTATGTGCTGCACCAAAGGGTGCAACAGATAAGTGTGACGCTATCTGGGTTCGATAACAAATGCGGGAGCCGAGGTTTTACGAAGCTCCTAGTTGTGCAACAGTAGGCGGGGACTTTTGGTTTCCCGATAATGAATCTGGTATCCCTGGCGCATCTACAGTTGATGCTACCTTTGCAAAGAACATCTGCAATGGCTGTCCTCACCGCAGAGAATGCGCTGAATGGGGTATCAAGAACGAGGCTCACGGTATCTGGGGCGGTCTGACGATTAGAGATCGTCAACGCATCAGACGTGAGCGTGGTATCAAGATCTATCAGGAGGAAGACGTTGCTTAATCTATCCCGTGCGTGGGGTGGTGTGCTTACCAAAGCCACACCACTGCCTGACGTATGGGTGGGCTTAGCCAACAAACAGATTAAGTTTAGACGCGGGCAAGTATGTATGGTTGCAGCAGCACCTAACGCTGGTAAGTCAATGTTCGCATTGATCTATGCAATCAAAGCAAAGGTACCCACACTTTTCTTTTCTGCCGATACTGATACAACTACTGTGATGATGAGAGCAGCTTCTCATACATCAGGTCACTCACAGATTTCTGTTGAGAACAACTTGGCTGGAGACAGTCACTACTACGACCATCACTTTCAAAAGATTGACCACATCAAGTGGGTCTTTGATTCATCACCTTCAATAGATGATCTTGAACTAGAGATAAGAGCTTACGTAGAACTCTACGGCGAAGCACCGGAACTTATCATCATAGATAATCTAATGAACGTGGCAGCAGAGACAGACAATGAATGGTCAGGGCTGCGTGCAATTATGATGGAGTTGCACGATATGGCACGCAAGACTGAGGCTTGCGTATTGGTACTACACCACGTCTCTGAGCAGTCAGAGTATGGGTCAACTACTAAGCCACCTGCTAGACGTTCTATCCACGGCAAGGTCAGTCAGTTACCTGCATTGATACTTACCTTGGGCTATGACCCAAACCAAAACACTCTGGCAGTAGCTGCTGTAAAGAACCGCTTTGGTCCACACACAGCAGATGCTTCCGATTATGCACAGCTGCTAGTAAACTATGCAGCGTGTCAGATCGGTGACCAAGATGAGTTTGGTTGGATGTTAAGGAGAGATGCAATGGCTGGATACCAAGGAGGATACAATGTTTAGCTACATATTGCAGGCAGCACTTTTCTGCGGATGGATTGGTTTGTTCTTCTTCTTTCTTGGTAGAGCTTTAGATCAAGAGGGTTTGTTATATATCATTGGCGCTGTGGTGATGAGTGTACTTACCGTTGCAATTGTTATCGGAGCAGTATCAGAAGAAGAGAAGCAAGGTCCTTGCGTTAAGTATGAAACACAGTGGTCATACAACGCAGCGACTAAATCTAATATGCCTTACCGTGTTTGCGTAGAGCGAGGAGAGTGGATCAACAATGGCTAATACAGAGATGCAATATGTAAAGAACCGCATCAATAAATTAGAGAAGGACTTTGCTGCATTCGCATCACTGCTGATCCAAGCAAACATAGTCAGAGTAGAAGAAGAAGATGGAGTCCAAGTCTTCAAGGTCAATCAGGTAAAACTAGATGGCGAATAAGAACGGACGCAAGGGTTCTCAGTTCGAGACAGATGTTATGAAATGGTTACGCGGTAAAGGCGTAATGGCAGAGCGTCTGACAAAAGCTGGGGCAAAGGATGAGGGAGATATGGTGGTAATCATATCTGGAGAAACCTATATCCTAGAGCTAAAGAATAGGCAGACTCTTTCCCTGCCGGAGTTCTGGAAAGAAGCACAAGTTGAGGCGCTTAACTATTCACAGGCTAGAGGGTTGGGGCAAGTGCCTCTGTCGTACGTGGTAGTTAAGCGTCGCAACGCATCAATAGATCAGGCTTGGGTAATCCAAGACTTAACTCAGTGGCTAAAGGAGAAGCAATAATGCCAGTACCAGGTGGAGAGATTACAAGTACAGAGACTTGGCTAGCACCAGCAGAGCCAGTTGTAGAAGAGACAGTTGAAGAAGTTGTCGAAGAGGTAGAAGATGATCTGTCAGAACTGTCTTAGAGCAGGCTCTGAGAACAGAGCTAACCACATCAAGCGTGCCACTGCGTGGCATAGTAAGTGCGACTTCAAGGGGTGCGTATGTCAACACAAGACTGGGCCAGGGCACACAAGAGTAACCGCATCCAAGCAAACGCAATCCCAATAGAACCTATTGTTAGTTTCTTTGGCGGTGAGGTACGAGGTGGCACCGGTGAGATAAGAGTCAGGTGCTTGATGCACAACGACTCACACAGATCTGCCTCAATGAATGTTGAAACGAACCTTTACTACTGTCAGACCTGTGGTAAGGGTGGCAATGCAGTTAACATAGTCTGCATACTAGAGAATTTGGAGTTCGTAGATGGCATCAAACGTGCAATCGAAATTGCTTCTGGAAGCGGCGCAGCGATACGCACAGGCAATAAGTCCAGAGGTACTAAGCGTGCTAGCAGGACGTGGGATATCTGAATTAGTTGCAGCTAAGTTTCAGCTGGGTACTGTCACAGAGCCACTCAATGGGCACGAGATGCACGTAGGTTGGCTGTCTATTCCATACATCACTGCCAGCGGTAGTTGCGTGGGCTTTAAGTTCAGACGCATAGATGATGGTAAGCCTAAGTATGGTAGCCCAACAGGGCAGAAGGCACACCTGTATAACGTATGCGATATCACCATTGACTCACCACATATCGTGGTGTGTGAAGGTGAACTAGATGCAGTCATTACTAGCGGTGTGCTAGGTATCCCAGCTGTTGGTGTGCCAGGGGTTGCTGCTTGGAAGTCACACTTCCCAAAGTTATTTAGCGGGTATGAAACTATCTATGTTGTCGGTGACAATGACATCAAAGAGGATGGCTCCAACCCTGGAGCAGAGTTTGCCAAGCGTGTGGCTAACGAGGTAATGAACTCAACTATTGTTACACTACCACCAGGTATGGACATCAACGACTACTACCTAGCGCACGGGGCAGATGCCACACGTGCTTTGCTAGTAGGTGAGCAGATTGGATAAGAGTGAATGGCTACAGATGGTACAGATTTTGCAGCATATGGGCTTCCAGATCCTAGAGATCAATATGGAAACCGAGACACTCTTGATTCGACCTATACAGACAAGATAGATGCTGCCTTTATCGCAGATGTCTGGCGCATTATGGATCAGGCTGGCAATCTACTGGTGCGTAAGCACCACGACTACGGTCCAAAGAACATTGCTCACTCACCAGGTGGACCACTTAATGGTCTGCGTGTACGTATGTGGGACAAGATAGCTCGCATCAATAACTTACTAGACTCAGGTGTTAAGCCAAGCAACGAGTCGTTGCGTGATTCATTCTTAGACTTACTGAACTACTCAGCTATTGCAATGATGGTACTCGATGGCGTATGGCCAGAGGTTGAGAGTGACTGAATTACATCCAGTTGTTTATGACTTAGTGCCAGCGGTGGCTACAACCATTCACCGCAGGTATAAGAACTATGTCGAAAAGGATGACATCAAGCAAGAGTGTATGGCTTGGGCTGTGACTCGTACTGCTTACATCAATGAGCAGATGTTAGAACCTGACGAGGAAAAGCGTAAGCACAATGAAAGTCGTATTGCATTTCAGATGAGGCGTGTAGCAGAGCGCTACTCTCGTAAAGAAAAGGCGTTAAAGTCTGGGTATCAGACAACTGATGAAGCCTACTATGAAAGCGCAGGGCTAGGTCAGCTACTTCCGTTTGTTATTGCATCCGTTGTAGATGGCACAGTACTAGAGCAGATACAACAGATGATCCAGGATGGGCAACCCAAAGGTAAGTCATCACCATCTGAAGGTGGCAACCTACTTGCTACCCTTATTGATATCAAGCGTTGCTTCTTGAAGCTAGATGTACAAGACCAACTACTGCTACGCCTACGTCACTTTGATAACTACACACTGCAACAGATAGCAGGGCAGTTAGAGTGTGCAGTATCCACCGCAGATCGCAGATGTCAACAGGCATTACGCAGACTGATTGAACTACTAGGAGGTTCTAGCCCGTGGAGTTAGAAGAAGCAGAACAATACTTCAAGAGTGAAAAGTTCCAGGCTAACTATCACGCTTATGTTATGGAGTCCCAGAAGATCAAGACTCAACGAGAGTTAGAAGAGGCTGAACGCCAGCGCAAGCGTGCTGAGTATGAGGCTTCACCTCAGTATGCAATAGATCAAGCTGAGAAGAAGGCACGCATTGAAAGAGAGCAGATGCGTGACAGTATCGAGCAAGAGATATTGCAAACACTTCACGATGCGTTAGCACGAGCTGGTGCAAGGTGTGAAGATTACGATGATGATTACAGGTGCTGTTAATGAAAGAGATAGATCTATTTAACTTTCTCAAAGAGGGTTTGTACCCAGACCTTACCAAGTCTGAGGGTATCTACGATTCCTTTGACTGCATCAGCGAGCAGGCAGGTCACTACATAGAACTCAAGTGTCGCTATACACATTACGATACCTTGCTGATTGAAGAGATGAAGTATCGCAAGCTGATAACGCAAGCAGCTGAGCGAGATCTAATCCCGTTCTACATTAACTCGACACCGAAGGGTGTCTTTTCTTTTGACCTGATGGATGTACCTGAACCTGAGTGGTCAGTTGGTTGGATGCCAGCAACCACAGAGTTTGCACGTAACCACAAGATGGAGAAGTTAGTAGGTTATCTACCTATTGAGGAGGCAGTGCAACTATGAACGTAGACAAACTGATTGATGAGATCAACGAGGAAGATAAAGAACTCAACGAGTTAATTGTTTTGATGTATGAGACTAAGCAACTGGAAAGTCTTTGGGCTTACAAAGCTGCTATGTTTTGTATGCTTTACGGTTATGAAACTTACCAGATAGAGAAGTTAATGAAAGAGAAATCGCCCAGCGTGGTTGGTGCTAAGATGGTTAGGAAGCAAACCAAAGATGATGTATGACTATCGTTGCACAGAGTGCAACAGTGAGATAACTATTGAGCGTAGCATCCACGATGAACCGCGTTCACCCTCTTGCTTTGACTGTCACATAGAGATGGTCCGTAAGTTTGATGCACCTAGTATTCAGTTCAAGGGAGGAGGGTTCTACTCCAATGGAGGATAAGTACCCCAACTGGTTCAAGATCACAGCTCAGGCAAACTTTG